CAACCTCAGAACGCATCGACGCTACGATCTCCTCGACACATGGCTGTACAATCGTAGCGCTGCGCGTCGCAAAAATGGCGTTAAAGATTCTCTTGATCATGATGCCAATGCCTCATTGAGTAACTGCCGCATGTCTTCCATTTCGTCGCGAATCAAATCAAACTGAGCTCGTGCGACTGACTGGCCGCCTGGCGAGACCTCTTCAACCATCAAACCAAAGTCGGTTTTCATTTTCTCCCAAAGCTGGCGATCTTCCATGATTTGTTGGGGCTTGATTCCCATCTTGCAAAGCTCACGAATCTCAGATGTAAGCCCGAGCTCCAAAAGTGTCTTGACGGAGTTTGCGTAGTCTTTAGGGTTCGCGTGCCCAAGCGGCTCCCAGCCCCAATTGAATTCCACTTTGCGAGGTTTCCGACCGAGCACGAAGCGATTAGAGCCAGATTTGCGATATGTCGCCAGCGATGCCTCGCGCTCAATCATTTTTGCAAGTGGTGTAAGCGCACGCCTTTCGACGCGACCGCGATTCGAGTTCAGTCCTCGCTCGTAAAATACGTTGACGTCGATTCGCGATTGACTGAAATTTGATTTACTCGCCGATAGCAGAACCAGCAGTAATGGCATGTGGACAGGGCGACCAATGGATCGGAGTTTCTCGTGGCGGAAATCGATGTATTGAGCCAACGGATGGACGGCCTGCAGTTGCTTGGCTTCGTAGCCTACCGGGATCACTCGGCCTGATTTACGTGGCGTCTGGATCGTGGTTCCGGGTGCGATCGGACGCGCTGACTTCATAAGCTGGATTGATCCAGCCTGACTTTGCAACAAGAACGCGTTGTCCGCCGCCGTTCTAGCTGCGTCCATGACCGAAGTATCGTAGGACCGCAGATCGGCAATTTCTTGAAGCGATCCAGCAAGCAACGGATACCCAACCACCTGGTCGGCTTCTCGCTTTTTGAACCAGTGGATTATGTCATCGGCCACCACTTCGATCGGTCGGGTCAAAGAACTGTAGCGATCTCGACGCGGCTGGAGGTAATAGTGGGTTGGTCGGTTGTATTCGTCGACTCGTACGCCGTTGATTGATTTCTCACCCCATGCAAAGTTGTTACTCAGCCGCTGGGGAGCAATGTCAAGAAGCCGCGTTTTGATGATCGATTCCCCAGGGAGATCATTCATCGTGCAAAATTGAGCGAGCGAGTTTCCCGCCCACCAATCGTTGTCGAGCCATCGCTGCAACAGGTCTAGCCCGCTGTATTCGTCGCAAGTGCAAGACGCCCACCATTCGCCCCAAATCTCCTCCAGTAGGGCGTTATAGCGAGGCGAGTCTGAAACAACTTGCAACGACGGTCCAGTTTCGCCCAGCATGTCAACTACGTGAGTCTCGACGACGCCCTCAACCATCGGGTTGTTGTGACGCTCGTGGTGGCACCTCTTTTGCAGAATCTCAAGATCCTGCTGAAGTGCGTAATTGATCGGCTGATCTGTGACAGCCCCCCATTGGTCGGCGTTGAGCCGCGTTGTATTTGCTGATTCAAACAGGCGCTGGCCGTGATCTTCGGCGTGTACCTGGGGCGATGTCGCCGATTGGCTCTGCTTTTTTTGCTTCGATCGTTTACCCACGGTAACACCCTCCTCGCAAAGGACGCTCGGAAATACTCTCCATTGGGTGAGTCGTAATTCCCATGGGGTTATATGCGTTGCTGGTATCAATCCGCTTCAGTTTCACCATATCGATGAAGCTGACGATTGCCTCGCGGTTCCAAGTTAGGCTTGCACCTGCGTCTCCTTCTTTTTGTCCATCGGGAATTACTGAAAGATCGAGTAAACAAAGCTCTGCTTGTGTGATTGCGTCATCAAATCGACCCTCAACCAGCGCGGATTTCGCGCGGTTGATTTGGAGTTCGATTTGGTCGTAAACACTAGCCATGTCGGCAGTGTTTCCAAACGCTCAAACTCTGGCAAACGTTTGTTACAGATATTGCCGAATTCGTCAGATATTGCCGATTAGTGGTTCTTTTTCTTATCCCTTTGTTCGTAGCTTGCAAATGGCAGCCGGCAATCCCCGCAAAGATGGAACCGTTTAAACCGTCCGCTCCTATCCTCCTGCGGACCTCGAGTCACTTTGTTTCGTGTCGATTCGCAATGGGGACAGATCGTCGTTCGGTATTCTGTGGAAACTTCCTCATAGGGATTCAGCCCCGCAATCGTTCGATGTGCGCAATGATTGCATTGATACGTTAACTCGCCGAGGTACCGATCAACCAAGCGTGTATCACGACAGCCGCACTGTTCACACTCGACAGCCTTTTCGTGTTTTGTTTGCTCAGACATTTTTTAACATTTCCTCAAATAGGCTCCGTGCCTTTTTAGATTCCTGTTCAACAAGCTTCGCTGGTACTTCAAAGTTCCGGACGTCAAAACCCAAGTGGCTTCCAGCCATCCAGGCGTACCCACCACAATCGAGCAAGTGGTTTTGGCCAGTCTTTTTCCAACGGCCGTCTTCGCCCTTCAGCTCGGAACTCAAATGTCGGCTGATCGCCACATGGTCATCGACTGGCGATCTTGCCAGCGTCAAAGCGCCCGGCATTCCCTTGCGAACTCGAAGACAGTTTTGAATCTCTGTTTTTGCCATGTCGGAATCGACGATAAACCTATCGCGACCATTCTCAAGATCGTATTTGAGATAGTGCCCGTTCAAATTGATTTCGGAAATGAACTTGTTTTCCAGCTCTGGCAAGATGAAAAGCGATGGTTTGAAATTGGTCTGCCCCTTACCCAGTAGCGGGAAGACAATGTCAGGATCCTGATCAACCATCGATTGATAGACAGCCCCTTTTTTGTAGTTACTGTCCACGACGACCATGCCAGGCGAAATCATTTCACCGTGCGTGTTCATCCAGCCATCGTGGCACATCTCGAAAATTCCCAGCAGGCATCGTTGGATAGCTTCAACTTCATGAGCTTCGACTTCCTTGTCCTCATTCATCAGATTGGTTGGACGGCGACCATAGGCAGGGCAGTGGATGAGCCCGTTGGCGCGGAATGCAAGAAGCAGAAACCAACAATCCCACTTTCCAACGTCGACGCCCATTGCCAAGTGAACCGTATCGTGGGGAAGTATCCCCCAGTTGAATTCATCGCGGCGAGATCGAACGTGCTTCTGGCTGATCCGCTCTCTTTGACGCGCGCGTGGCGTGTACGGGAGCACCCAAACTTGCTGACAGAGTCTCTTTTCTGCATTCTCCCATTCTGCGGATCCATGCTCGAGCTGCGATGCCGACCACTCAAGGATCCCATAGTCGGCAGGCTTTAGGAACATGTTATTAAACGCATTCCAACGAAAGTAAAGCTTGGTTACCTCGGGCAGCTTTCCAACAATGTCTCCGTCAACCACTTCCTGGCCCAAGTGTAACAAGACCATGCGTTCGTTCATTTCTCTGCGATCGTCGCTCGTCAATTTCTGATCACACTCTGGACAGGCAAAATAAGCATTTCTCGCAGCCTCTAACTCAGTCCGGCAATCTTGCCAGCCCTTGAAATGCTCACGTTCCGGTGTGACGTATTTTTGACAATACGGACACGGGGAGGCTAGTCGGCTCTGTGTCGTGAACGGGAGCTCGCTGACAGGCAGGTCGAATTCGTCTGTGACAGTACCCTCAACCACCATCATCGAGTTCGAACTGACGTTCCCATCGTCGTCAAACTTTGATGCCGACATCGTTCGACCTCGAAGCTGATCGATCGGCTTTGATTCTTTTGAAGTCTCGGTCCCTGCAGACCATCCCGCAGCCTCAGTGACCACCATATACGGAGCCGTATAGCCCGCTTTCGATTGATCACTCCCACCCTTGGTTATGAATTTTATCGATTGGCCACATTCGAATTCGATGCTTGTCTTTGGCGCACCCCCTTTAGATCCCTGGCCGGTTCGTGGCAGCTGACTGGCCCATTTCGAATTAGCTTTCAGGACTGGCTCCAGGTCAGCATTCCACTTATCAGTAATCATGTTTCCGTCAGGAATCGCAGCGATCGGCGAGTTGCGAAGCTCGAAGACCATGTAGAGCAGAAGGACAACGAAAGCGGACAAGGTTTTCCCCGATTGAACACACCCAGTGATAAACGCCTCTGACCACCGACGACTTTCGATTTCCGACCAGAGCAAACGGACGTATGGCTGGCGATGGCTACGAAATTTCTGACCCTGAAACGGACCTCCATCCCTGGGCAGCGTAATTTCACTCTCGGCAAATTCCAAGATTGTTCTTACTCGCTCTGATCGCGACGCCGTCGAAAGGCGATTCACCCAGCGATCAGTCGCCGAGGTAACGTTCCTTGAATTCGTTCGCGCTTCGCTCAAAGTCGTCCACCGCGTTGTTAATTATTTCTTGAACCTCTTGGCCTGTGAGTGTGTTCTTCCTCGCGACGAGCTCTCCTGCCTTTCTAATAAACTCGGCCAATCGTTCAGCCCAGAAATAAAGCTCATTGACATCGACCAAGTTCCCTTCCTTGGCTTCGTTCTCCATCTCGAGCTTTCGATATCGCTCTTGCAGAACCTTAATTTCCTCCCGTAGCTTTTCCTCCTTTAGATCCCCCGAGTCTGATTCGTCTTGACGTTTTGATTCCTCGACCAGTCGCTGAAAAAGGACTGACGCCAACTCCGACCACTGGGGCACTATGTCCCCAGA